ATCCCAAACGCCGAAGCGACCTGCAAGCTACCATATTTCCGCAGGTTGAAGAAATCGGAATCGGTTAATTTTACATCTAAAGTTTCACAATCCCAACCGGGCGGTAATAACATTACACGGTCACTGTAACCTAAATCAATGTTCTTTAAATCTTCAATGACCTGTTTCTTTTCTTCACGGTTTAAATCACTAGAATATTTAACAGCAAGATTTGCCTGTAAACCACTGGTAAACAGCCTGTTCTGGAAGTTTTGTGCTGCTTTATTGCCTTCCATATAGGTTCGTAAAATATCCCTAACACTTAATCCTACGTAACCATCGCTGGATAATAACCAACTTTTTACATGCAGGATATCTTCAGGTGCAAATCTAAACACCTTACCGCTTTTGTTGTATTCGTAATAGTAGTGTGATTTTGTTTCTTCATTACTATTATTGACAAGTACACGAACATACCGTGCATCAAGCGGGTAAATTCCTTCTAACGTTCCGTTTTCTAACCAATTAATGTATGCATAGCCGTTGCCGTAATGATTGCGATTAAATTCGAGTGTACTGAAAAATTCAGCTGCAGTCTGACGTTTGTTAGGGGAACATCCTAATAACCACGCCAATTCTGTATCATAAACCCTATTGTAATTGCCGTCTTGAACGTAGCAGGGAATTTTACCAATACTTTCAGACAGTGTTTTAAGACAAGTGAAGTAAGTAGCATCGCCTAAATCATCACTACCACCAGCAAAATAGCCAGCAGGTCTGTCAAAGTAGCGGTTCAGGTCTCCCCATGTCATCGCATTATCATTTTTTGGTTCAGGTTTTCGGAATACACTCTTTATTCTTTCCAAAAATTTCATTGCTTACTACCCCTGTTTCTATTCACTGCTTCACGCCATGCGTTATACACATCTTCATTAGTCGCATCGCCATCAGCCCTGAAATAAATCTTCCATGCATCAATCACGGCATCGCAAGCATCAATCCTGCCATGAGCTTCTGACGTTTTGTTTATCTTTAACTTTCCATCTGGTAAAATGATTAACTTTGCATTCACAAATGACCACGTAAGCAGTTCATTCTTTTCGTTGTAAAGCACTTTTCCTGCTTCTACATCTAATCGGAAATCTTCTGTCGGTTCATTCAGGTTTGCAACCGTCTGTGATACTTCCGTCAAATCACATTGTGTAGCTTCTTCCATATCCGGTAAGAACGCCGATGCATTCCACGGGTCATATCCAACACCTTTTACCTTCAAATCATACGTTTCTATCGTATTTTTGATGTAATTTGCAATAAACTTGTAATCCGTTTTGATACCATACGTGCCTTCACCGTCTGTCAATGTTATCAATCCATCGTTTACCCATTGCCTGTACGGTGCACGGTCTTTCGCTTCATGTTCTTCCAATCGGAATTTAGGTAAGAATGAATGCGAATGGATGAAGGAACGTTTATCTTCCATAGGAAATACGAACGCACAGGATGTTAAATCACCACCAGATGATAGGTCTAATCCGATGTAGCATTCCTTACCCCTGAAATCTTCTAACGTTAATTCGCACGCACCAGCATTCCATGCATCTAACATCAGATAACTACTTTCCGATGCAGTAACCCATGTATTAGCGGTTTTGGTCAGGAAGTTTACTAACTCACTACCACGCATGGTTTGTGCACTTACATATTTTTCAGCGGTACGTGCAATCATCGCTTCATCTAACGTTGTATCATCTTTCCAAAAGTTCAGCGGATTTGATTTTGCCCAGTTTAAAGGATTACCAATTTCTTTTTCGTACTCTTCCGGGAACCGTTCCTTATCAGGTAAATCCATTTCCGCAATGTAGATAAACTGCGATTCTTTATTTACTTCTTTATTTAAAATCTGTTTGCAAAATTTATATAACTTATAGCATGGACTGTTTAAGTTAAATCCAGCCGTTGTTATTACGATTGTTAATGCATTATCTACCCTGATTTGACCGTCAAGCATTAATTTGTACATCTGATTTGTCGGGTGTGCATGATATTCGTCAACCACCGCAAGAACGCTTCTGAAGCCATCTACAGACTTTGTATCACGTCCAATTGCCTTTATTTCACTGCGGGTAACATAAGATGTGATTGTGTGCGTATATTCCGTAACCTTGTATAATTCAGCAAGTTCCGGGTCACTTTCAATGAATTTTCGTACTTCATCCCATACGATATTAGCCTGGTCTTGTTTTGTAGCAGTACAGAACACCTTGCCGTACTTATAACCGCCAAAAGCAGCATAGTCGTTGGCAAGAACACCACAGAGGAAGGATTTTCCGTTCTGCCTGGCGATTTGGACATATGCCTCACGAAAACGCCGTTCTTTACTACGTTTCTTACGCCATCCAAACAAACTGCCCAAAATGAAGTTTTGAAATCCTCTTGTGTGCAGTTTTTCAGGACCTGTTCCTTCACCGATTGTCAATTCATTTGCGATATCAATGTGTCTTTCTGCTTCTTTCACATCAAACACATACGGAAAATCTTTGTTAGCCATATCGTCTAAATGACGTTTACAGCACAGATATTCTGTTTTACCGACTAAACGCTTTCCACTGACAACCAGCTTTGCGTATTCTGTAGTTCTATCCACGCTAACCCTTCTATTTTCGTTTCTAACGCATTTTCACATGCCCCTTCATAAATCACTCATGTACTGTTGTAAAACACGCTCACAGGTCAAAAATGAGCATAAAAAAAGCACATGCTGCATTTCTACAACACATGCTTTCGGTATGCTGTTTTATTCAGTCGTTATTAGTGTTAATCGTTCTATCCACCGTAACCACGCCATAACCGTTTGACCACGCCTTCGTAGCATCGGTGCATCAAAATCTGTACAATAACCTGACATCAGTTCCATTATACGTTGTAATGGTGGTATTGCTTCATTTTCACGCATTTCATCATATAAATCTTTGAACATATCATGCCGTAGGATTTGTCTTACCAGTGCTAACTGCTTTGGTTTGTAAGCCATTCTTGCTATCAGTTCACCCATACGTGTCAGTTTACGCTTTTTATCTGCATCTTTTTCAAACAATCCTAAATAAGCACCGCCGTTGAAGTAATAATCAGCCTGTCTTGTGGTAAATTCCATCGCATCTGCTATTTCTTCTTTTGTCATCGCACCATGTTCATTCAGGATATCCAACAAGCTTATTATCCTGTCAAACCTGTCGCATTGCGGAAATGGTATATTTTGCGTTTCAGGTTCAGATACACGCCGTATTGCATCTAATTCATCAAATGATATCAGTAAATCATCAACCAGCGTATAATAACCACTTCTAACCAATTCAATACTGTTGTAATCGTTAGGGTCAGTAAATCTGTATTCATGCAATGCATAGATATCATTACAATACACAACAAACAACAGCCTTATCGGTTTTGTTACCTCATTTAGCCATGTACGGTAAGGATAATATAACTGTCGGATAATAAAGTCATCATGTAATACATTTTTAGCTTCCATGATAACTACCGTGTTTGCATCCTCAAAACCACCGTCAATTTCTATCTGTGCACCCCTGACATGTACATTTCGTTTTTCACCACGTACCGTGTCAACGACAAAATCAAATTCATTCGTTCTTTGCCGTCCATTAAATGTTTCTGTCAGGTTATTTGTTTCAAGAAAAATATCAAGTATCTTTGAAAGAAGCAATTGGTTAATAACATTACTTTCCGACCGTTCATTCACCGTTTCATAATACGGCTTTGGAACTTGTGTGACCGTATCGCACATTGGCGGAACAGGTGAATATAGTAAGAAATCAGAAAGAACATATGCACTATTGCTTGTCGGTAATATATTGATATTGTTTTCACGAAACGGACGTGGTAATTGATTGGTGCAGTCAAACTTTGCCATCTTTCGTGGTTCACGAATTTCTTTTATCTGACTTGCCTGTATATGAAATTCACCATCCGTCTGGATTCTGTTTACAATATCATATCTATCAATCAGTGTTTGCCACGCTACATCATTTTGACTCATGATATTAACAGCTCCTTCACAGCACCACGCTTGCTTCCGTTACTGTTAATAGCACGTTTTGCATAAACTTCTTCTATCTTAAAATCTTTGTATAACTCATATACCGCAGGTGCAGATGAATTCGATAATAAAAACCGTATTCCTGCATCCTTCAGTTTTTTACAGCAATTACATAACGCAATCTGTTCGTCCATTCCAAAACCGTCAGCCGTGTAAGCAGTAAATGCAGATGTAGCATTCAACGGTACGTACGGCGGGTCAAAATAGAAGAACGCTTTATTATCTTTTTCCCGTAATGCATCCTTTACAATTTCCGCATAGTCATAATTTAATGTCATAACGTTGCGATTTCGTAAATAACAGCATATATCTATCAGATTTTCGTAATCAACAGCAGGTGCTTTCTTATATTTCCCAAACGGAACATTGTTTTGCCCCTTGCTGTTTACACGATATAATCCGTTATAACCAGTTTTGTTCAAGTAAATAAAGCGTGCTGCCTGTTCAATATCCGTCAATTTTGACCATTCAAATTCATCTCTGTCAGCATTTCGCACGGTGTAGTAGTGTTCTGAACTGTTTTTCTGTAAATGTTCCTGTATTTTAACGATTAATGTAGCTGGATGCTTACGTACCATATCGTACATTAACATCAATTCGCCGTTATAATCATTCAAAACAGCATTTTCCCATTGCAATTCAAATGCAACAGCACCACCGCCTAAAAACGGTTCGTAATACGTGGAAATGTCTTTCGGAATCCGCTTTAATATCTCTGGTAATAACTGCCTTTTACCGCCAGCCCACTTTATAATCGGTTTCATCTACATTACCCTCCGTACACAGTATTTTTACTATTATACTATGCAGGAAGTAACGTTTACAATCATTCCTTAAAATATTTTTCAAACCGATTTTCAGGTTTTTCCTCTTTCGTATGTGCAACAGTTAATTTCAATCTATCTGTACAAGCCATACCCAGCTTCGTAGATGCTTTATAAATCCTATCTACATACGTCTGCTGTGCAATAACCGCTGGATTTACTTTCGTATATGGCTGTCCTTTACTTCCGGTTAATTCAATTACCGTGCCTTCATTTTTGATTTGTTCTGATAATTCGATGTATCGGCTCCATGAATCAGCATAAATAGCAACAACACCCAAATCCAAATTGTCAAGCATATCTGCTTTTGCTGTTTCTGCAACGATACGTTCAAATTCAGCTTTGGCAACATCGTCTAACCAGTCAGGTGCTTTCAATGCTTCACGGTCAATTTTCAGTTTTTGTTCTGCATCCTTCCGATTCTGTTTTTCAGCTTTCGATAGATGCTTTTTACTGTTTTCTACCGTACCTGCAATCCTGCCCAAAGTCAAAACCTCCAAAAATGCTTCAAAAAAAAGGGCGATTTTGTGCAGGAAACCCCCAGCAGTTTTGGCTTTGGATTCATTCCCAAAAACATTTTGTACCGGGGGGTATGCTCAACTTCATCCTTTTTCTATCGGCAACATATTCCATTAATCGTTGCTGCACTTTCCTTTTCACTTCTTCGTCCTCTTTATATAACGAATGTATCATGCTATGTGTTTCCGCAGATAACGCAATCAGATTTGTTTTATCTAGCGCACGTGTAAAATCCTCCGACAACGGAATGATATGATGCACTTGATTTGCTGGTACAATCCTGCCTTGTCTTAATAACACTTCATCTAAACCAGCACTGGCACTCATGACCATTTCCTTTATCCGTCTCCACGCACTGCTGTTGTAAAACTCTTGACGTTTTTTATATTTATCATTCCTACTTATCTTACTGTAATCTCTATGTTTGTTATATTCCTTCCATCTCTTTCGCATCCGCTTTTTCTGGCATGGACACACCGTATTGATTGGTATCTGTTTACCGCAATGTGAACATGTTTTAAGTAGCATATCTATCACCTTGAAAAAGAAACAGCGGGGAAAAAAAGGAGGAAACCATCATGGAAAGGTGTGAATGAAAAAACCCCGCTGTCCGCCAAATAAAATTCCCCGCAGGTTGGTCAAGCCCACGGGGATAGGAGGGAAAATGAACAAAATTTGTAGAAAAGAGAAAGTGAGATTTGATACTTTTCTACATTACTATTATAGCACAAAACATAGTGACACGCAACAATATATAGTAAAAAATCCCAACGTCAGGCACAACATATTGTATCTCATTGTGCTTTTTCTTCTTTCACCATATCCATGTTATCCAAGTACGATAATCCTTTTGCGTGTAACCGCAACAGATGACGGATGGACACAGCATCATGTTCCGCCAACATAACATCAGCAATCAATTTCCAGTTCCAGTTACGGATGTATCTGCGGAAGAAAATCAAACGGATACGACTATCAGGAATCATCTTAATCAATTCTTTTCCTTCTTTTTGTTTCCGTTCCAAATCTTTCCTATGTTTATCAATCATGTTATCCAACATAACCAACCGATGAATAGCAAATGTTTTATTCACATCATCGCTGGTATGAACCGGTGCAAACGAATAACGTGTAGTACATTTTTCTGCCAACGATTTGAACACTGTACGCTGGTCAGAAAGTTCTTCCAATTCATCTGCAATCGTTCTACACTCATTTAAAATGTCTCTGCTTGTAACCATGATAACTACCTCCCAGGTTCTTCTGAAAATAACAAATCCTCCCGACCTTTATCATTAAAGTGGATACGGATTTGCATGTTAATCTGATACAACCGTTGCAAACTTAATCCTGTTTCATCTTTAATTTCTTCCCACGACTTCCCATCCATGTAACGAAGTTCAGTAACATATTTCATCATTTCCGTTTTCATCGTATCAATGATTTCATATGCAAACTGGATGTCGTTTTCCAGCCAATGAAGTTCCAACCGCAACCGTAACTTAATCTGTTTTGTATCTGCACCTGTTGCATCTTCAAGTGACTGATAATAACCGATTTGATTTTTCAAGCGTTCAATCCGCTTCTTAATCACCGTGAATTTTGAATACCTTGTTGCCATGATAACCCCTCCTTAAAATAAACTTACCTGACCATCAACGACATTTTCTTTTACCATTTCCTTTTCTTTCTTCACAACAACCTTCTGTTTCTTTTTCTGTTTTGCTACAGCTTTCGGTTTTGATTTCTGTCTTTCGGATTTAGGTTTCCGATTCTCTCTCCATTCAATCAACCGTTGCCTGTCAGCTTTAACTTTCATTTCCCATCTGCGTTTTTCTTCTAACCGTGCTACAGCTTTTCGTGTTTTCTTTACTATATTTCCTTCATCCCAATTTTTGATTTTTTGATTATCTTCTATCCAATCCCAGATTTGTTTTGTAGTCATCCCTGCGGTTTCTTTTTTTAGACGTGCATCCCATTCATCATCTTCTTTCTGAATCTGTTCTGCTTTATCATGCAGTTCTTTCAATTCATTTTTAACAACAGCATACCAATCAATTTCATTCGCACACTTCATTCCGTTTTCGATTCTGCAAAGTTCCTTACAGAGATTTGCGAACTCAAAAACATTTTCCACATGAGCAAATTTTGCATCCACGCTTACGGATAATTTCACACCCCAGCATTCAACTTCCACTGACCGAAAATGTTTCTTCATCACATCCTGATAATAAAAAAGTTCTTCACACTTATGCCAATCGGAACGAATTTCTTTTGTAAATCTTTTATCATATTCAATCCGTTTTCCCATCAGGTTAAATAACATCACGAACCCCTCCTTAAATTTTCACTATATATACCTGTTGGTATAATTAAATCTAATTTTATGGTCTAATTAGGTATAATTCGAAAGTAAATCCTTTAATGCTCACTTACGTGTTTCATGCGATTTCCTACTAAAGTGGTAGGAATTCTTACATGAAACACTGTGAGCAAAACCTGTGCCACTATCGTGGACGGCAAGCCGTGTAGTCTTTTCTGTATTCAATTTCATTAAACTTACCATCCACGTTGTAGCTTCCATCATCTTATTTCCCTTCCACTTTTTCTACGTATGCAACGATGTTATTATATCCATCTTCACGTGCTTTCTTTTCAATCCTCTTTACTTCGTCTAACACCTTATGATTAATGTTCCGTTTGATTCTACTGTTGTCAGGAACATCGTGAACCCAACATACACAATCTGTAATTTCACTGCGGGTAACACCTTCGAAATAATAAAGCATCATCGCATATAAACTACCTTTAACAAAATATTCATCGAAAAATTTCTTGCTGTCATCTTCCTCTAATACCTTCCGAAATTCATCCCGTGAACGTAACGGTGCAAGACTAACATCCCACTCATGAACCAAATCATAAAACTGTTTATTCCTCATTTTTAATTCCTCCCATCAATTTTGAAATAACATTTTCTAACGACTTTTCATTTCTTACTACGAAGCATTTATCACTTATCGTTTTTGCAATTCGTTTTGATATTTCATCAACTGCATCACCAACTACGATGCAACATTTATTTCCTTCACCCGGCATTATCAGTTCATAAATATCTGTTTCACCATACGGAACTGAAACACCGCCGTGCTTTCTAACTGCTTCCCACACATCTGATTTTGTCATGATGCATCACCGACTTCCCACTTCACTGCATCAATTAAAGCCTGCATATCTAATTCTTTAGTGTGCAATGCGGTCATAATTTTTTCGTCAATCGTATCTTTGGTTATCAGATGTGTAATCGTAACTGGATGCATCTGTCCCTGACGTGCAAGCCTACCATTTGCTTGCGAATACAGTTCAGCATTCCATGTAGGCGAGTACCAAATCACTTGATGACCACCGTATTGCAGATTAAGTCCATAACCTAACGATGCAGGATTTGCAATCGCAAACGGTATCTTACCATCGTTCCACTTTTCCATATCACGTTCCGTTTTCAGTTCATAACCGCCAATGGATTTCAACCGTTTTCTATCTTCTTCGTACACAAAATAAACCAAAATATTTTCCGTTGATACATCCACAATTTCTTTCAGCGATTCAATTTTGCTATCACCAAACGGAATCACCTTATGGTCATCGGTATAAGCCCAACCGTTAGACAACTGCTGTAATTTATTACACAAAGTAGCTGCATTGACAGCAGTGATTACTTTACAACACACATAATTTTTCTTCATCTCTTTGTAAGCCTTATGTTCTTTTTCCGTCTGTTCAATTACTACGTTGTTGTAAATCGTATCCGGTAATTTAAGCCAGTCATCAGCACTTAATGCAAACGTGATATCCTTTACTTTGTCATTGATTACCTTTATCGCTCCGTCCTTCGGCGTTTTATAAACCATATAACCGTTGATTAAAAATCCGACAAAGTAATCCTGCTTATAGTAAGTTACATACCGTCCTAATCGTGCACCAAAATCCAACAGATAGTATTGTGCCCAGAGGTCGAGGTATGAATTAGCGTTCGGCGTTCCTGACATTAAAATGCGTTTCTTAAAATTACGAACCATCTTCTTTAAACATCTGAATCGGATGGATGACGGATTCTTAAATGAAGTACTTTCATCTATCACAAGCACATCCCACTTACGCTTCAAATTTAGCCCGTACAGCCATTTTATTAAGTCCCTTGATATCACATATATGTCAGCATCTTCATTAAGCTCCTGGAGCCTTTTGGAAGGTGTACCGACGATTAACTGAACCCGTGCATCTGCATCCCATTTCTGTGCTTCCTGTTTCCATACGTTACGAACAACAGAAGCGGGAGCAATCACAAGTGCTTTCGGTCTACCGTTTCTCTTCAGGTACGAGAGAATGACACGACTTTTTCCCATTCCCATCGGCAACCACAACGCCAAGCCTTCACCACCACTATTTTCGATTGCTTCAATCGCACGTTTTTGATACGAATGAAGCGGTAACATTCCTTTTTCTTCCATTCTTACTTACCCCCTCAACAAATACATCAACCTTTTCTTTCGAATCAATCATTACAGCTACAAATCCCATTTCCCGTAACTTATCTTGCCATGCCTGTTGTTCCGGTCTTAATTTCTTACCTTCATCCTTCAGTTCCACGAAATAACACTTTCCGTTTACTAAAACCATTCTGTCCGGTATACCTTTATAGCCAGTTAACTTTAAACAAAGACCGTTAACCTGCTTTACTTTATTAGTTAACCTACGTTCAATTGATTTTTCCATCACAACCTCACTTTTGGGAAAGAGATGTGGAACATTTTACCTATATGTGGAACACCTGTTTCTGTCAACCATGCGGTTTGCGATATTGTGTTCCACTGTTCCACTAGTTTTTGGTTTTATTTTCCATAGAAAAACAAGTATGGTGATGCTCTTATTTTTATAGGTTTTATAGGGGTCATCCCCATACTTGTTTTAAAAATTATTAAAGTTTTTTTATAAAATATGTGGAACAGTGGAACAAATTAACTAAAACTATAGTAAAATTGGCTATCTTGTTGTTCCACTATGTTCCATATCTGTTCCATATGCAACAAATAGTTTAAATTGAGCTTCTATAAACCGCACGGTTGACGCATTTTAATGTGGAACAAAAAACTTTAACATACTAAAGCAAAAATCATTAAAAACAGCACTTTTTTGACTGAAAATATACTTTTTATCAGAAGAAGTTTATGCAGATAACCATCTCACGCCGAACCATCCACGCCGATTAGAAATATAACCGTTGTCATCATGCAATCTCTTTTTGCCTGATTCTAATCCAGATGCTTCTAAAATCCTTTTCACCTGTTGGGAAAATACGTGCTGATTAAGATTGTAATTGTTACGGTTTTCCTTTACATACAGGTCATAAAGTTCACTATTACTGATGAAATCTTGCGGATTCCGTGTTACATCAACAAATGTATCCAAAAAATCACCAATATCATCGCTTTCATCGTAATACTCTAACAATGCCTGTTTCATCCGTTTAGGAAGGTTACTGTCCATTACATTCATATCACCAGCATAATCATCCAAATGTCCTTGTGCCTTATATAAAGCTAATCCTTCCATGCACCACGATAAGAACGTTTTCTTCCATGCTTCCGTTTCAATTTTCCACTCTACATCAGGGTCAAGGTTTCCAGCCTTTTTACTAAAGAACTGGTCAAACGGGATAATCCTTACCCTGATACGCATTGCACTGTCATTCGCATCCTGTAACCTGGGGGTATCATTTGCCGATATAATGAGTTTGAAGCGGGGGATAAATTCAATCGGGTCCTGACGCAACTTCCTGCACTTAATCGGTGCTGAACCAGTAATCCGTTTAACCGTTGCAGATTCCAGTTTACGTCCCTGTCCGATTTCATCTATCAGGCACACCCTTGCACCAGCTAACGATGCAAGCATCGGGGACGGACCTTCCACGCTACCACCAAATTTATTGGTAAGTATCAGGTTATCTGTACCGATTGTGCAATAATCCCCAAAAGCGTTTCTCAACAAATTCGTAAATGTTGTTTTACCGTTGTTGCCTTTTTGTGCGTGCAAAATAACAAATATCTTTTCAGCCGTAGAACCTGATAAACAGTAACCGCAATACATTTGCAGATACAGCCTTACTTCAGGGTCAGGAATTAACGTTTCCAAGTAATGTAAACAGTCAGGGTCAGGTTCAAAATCTGCATCAATACCAACACCTGATAACATCATGCAATTATCCGTATGTTTATGCGGTAACAGATATTCACCGCTTTCCGTTAAAGCTTTTAAATTGATGCAACAGGTAGGAGTATTAAAAATCCAAATATCACTGTCCATTTCACCACGCATTGTAGCTAACATTGATTTAGCCTGTTCCATTGCATTTTTCTGATTGTTAGTTTTCTGCATCAGGTCAACAACAGCACCGCAATGGTCTAAAAAATTATTATCTTCACTTTCCGATGCAAGTGTACGCATGATATCAACCAATTGCGGAAAACATCCTAAAATCATTTCAGCCCCGCACTCACACCAACGGATTCCGTCATAACGAAGCCAAACTCTTGCGTCTTTTGCCCACGCAATCTTTCCCGCATTGATAGTAGCTAACATCCGTGCCACACCGTAATCGTTGCAAGGGTATTGTGCTGTATCATAGAATAACTGTGCAATCTGCATGAGTTCAGCAGGAACAGCAGATGTAGGAGCACTGATTTTTTTCATTTCCTTTTTTACTTCAGTAAGTTCAGATGCAAACCGCTTCATCTGTGTATACGAAGGAAGTTTATTCCTGCTTCCGTAGTTTTTTTCTTCCTTATCCAAATGCCCGTAGCGATGAATACGCACCAAATCGAAAGCATTCAGAATCAGCCCACGTGCAGGGTCAGTGCTATGATGGGAATAACAGGCACAACCACCATTCGCACCAGTAATCCACAGACCACCGATACCCTGCGAACCTACGTATGTATACCGATTGTTTCTTCCTTCAACTTTCGTATAAACTTCCGGAAGAAATGTTTCAATCGTAGCTTCAATGGAAAACAAGCGACAGAACGCACCTTCAACGCCACGCAAGTTCTTAACATCAACGAATTCATCCATCGAAGCAGGTACTTCTTTTCCGTCAGCAGCTTTGCGTGCAGTAGTTCTACGCTTTGCATCAGACTTAACCTTCTTTTCGTTCGGAAGTTCCAGCCATTCCGCAATGTCCATCCAATTCGTATAGTTTTCTTTAAGGAATTCATCAGGGTTCAGGAACTGCTTATCGGTAACTGCATGATACAGATAATCAGCATCAGCAAGCTTCACCGTATATCCCATAGCCCTGTTATCTTCCAAAGTACTGCCATCAATGCCATCAGTACCAATACGTTTGATTACCGCACGGGCAACCGCCTGATACTTATCGGATGCAATAGGAGCGGAAAGCGGGATAATCACCCGCAACCGCAAATCCTTATTGTTGTACTTCGTGGTGCTGTAGTACATATGATTCCAGCCTTCCAACGCAGTATCCAGTTTATTAATGAAAGCATCCTTATCAGTCTTAATATCGTCATAATCTAACGCTACCGCAGAATGATTGATGATGTCCTGTTTCCGTTTCCGACCATCCCGTGTTGCACCCCAAAACACGAATCCAGTGCCGTGCTTTTCTGCATCCAATTCGTTTTTACGGGTAGTTACTTCACTGATTTTAATATCAGATACAGCTTTAGGAACTTCGAACAGTTTACATGCATCTTCCCACGCTACTTCACGCTGTTTTCCCTGCTTTGCTTCGTATCTAATAAAATCAACTATGTTCAGCATCCTGCTCACGCTCCCTCTCCCTCATTTTAATCACGATATTGCCAGCGGTACGGGTGATGTACTGACCAAGTACCTTTTCAAAATCCGCACCGTAATGTTCTTTCAATTTCGCAACATTGAATTTCCATTCACAATCAATCGCACCTTCCAGCAGTAAATCATCCATATCCGATTTAATAGCTTCCAGTGCTTCCTGTGACTTATCCTTATTCACGGATTCTTTATCCTTATTCTGCTTCAGGTAAAAATCGTTGCATTTACCTTCATTGATATCTTTAATCACGTCTGCACGAATACTTTTCTGCCACTGAATAGCCGTATTTACCAGCATGTATAACTTTGCCTTTTCACTGGCGGTAAGTTCCCTGTCACTGTTTACCGCATCAATTAAATCAGCAAAATTACTGTTCTTATAGGCACTGCAACAATCTTTCGCATTGCAATACGCACAACTGGTATCCGATACACACCTACTGTGAATCACATCCGTGTTAGATACAGCTTTAATCAGATTCAGGTTTTTCTGCATCAGTTCTTTTACAGTAGAAGCAGATGCCCTGTAATAATCGTTGTGATTTATACTACTTTGTACGATAAGATAGGTAACATCCTTAATATCATCCGTAATATATTTGCTTGCGTAACAGGTAAGCTGTTTATTCTCATACGCACGAACCTTACGATATCCAAATTTATAATCAGCAACCAGCATTTCCGTTCCAGCTACAGCAACAACATCCGCAGTACCGTAGTAACCGTTCAGGAACTTATCAAGATTAACTACCGTTTCAATATAAACCGATACATCCCCGTACTGATTTTCCATACGATGCAATTCACACATAACAGCACAAACCGATTTATACGCCAAATTCCAGTATTCGTTGCTCCAGCCTGCAATTTTGTTCAATTCATCAAGCGACTTTTCATACAAGGATAATTGTGTATATACTTCAGTTTCAGACGATTCCTTGCGACATAATACATTCAACAAAATTGCACAAGCTTTATGAATTACCGTACCCCGTTCAGCATCAGCAGTACTTTCGTATTCCCCGCCGTTGCTTTTCCTTGCAATCTGTTCCATACGAAATTTATCAGGACAAACGGAACAAGCTTCCAAAGCGGAAGGGGAGGGATACAGAACACAGTGCATCCCATCCCTTGTATTATCACTACTTTCAATAACCTTAATCATTTCCTTTTACCTCACTTTCTTTAAAAATATCCACATATTTACTGGTTACCTGAATCATGTAGAACAGTGCCACAACCATATCTTCGCTGATTTCAATCATCTTCCGTAAACCAGCTAAACACATAGCATCAGCAACAGTAACTTCCATTTCTTTAGTAATCAGTTCAACAACTTCGTTTTCTTCTTCAGCTACGATTTTCTGCAATTCACGAATGTCATCTTCAATTTCAACGAACAGCTTGCATACTTTATTGTTGACAAACCGTTCTTCACCGAAACCGTTTTTCATCCCCATCATTACCATTTCATCGTGATACTGGTACAGGTTATAACGGATGTTTTTCGCAAGCGATGCAACCGTTTCCGCATATTTCCCGTAGTTTACAATCACGGAACAAATTCCTTCCACCTGCAAAGTACCGTGTTCCAGAACTTCCATGTCATTGAACAAATTCTGACCATCACGATTTTCTAATTCATCAATCGCATAAAACATAATATTTACCCTCCTTTTTTAAAATTAAAAATCTTCTTCATATTTAATCCAACAAGCCTTAATTCCGTGTTTCATTTCATTCATATCTTTTACCAACAGTTCAAAAGAATCGTTCAGCTTTTCGATATTCAGGAAATCAACGCTTTTCTTTACGGAACTAATCAGCTTCTTGATATTTAAATAAGATTCATACGCATACTGATTCATCATTAAAATAACGAATTCGTTGTACATCTTTTTCGTATCAGCAAAAATCTGATGTGCAGTATGTTCGGTTTTCGTTTTACCGCAATCTGCACCAGCATAAACTTCCAAAGACAACGACATTACCTCATTCAAATCATCACGAACCCTGTCAAAAATAGTCTTTTTCTTTTTCATTTTCCTTTACCCCCGTTTTTTCTCATTTTCACTAATGTATTACGCAAACACCGTTCAAACGATTCAGACATGCACTTGATGAATTCATCTTCCTGTGCTTCCAAATCACCTTCATAAGCACAAGGGAAGAACATACCAAGCATTTCACCGTTAATTTCAGTAGAAAACTTATAAGCTACATACTTTACGGTGTGTTTATTCCCAAAGATGTCGGTTTTTTCCGTTACTTCCTTGTCAATTCCGAAACCCTTCAGGACATCCGTACCAGCCTTTTCGACCGTAACATCATAATCAACAATTTTAATTTTATTCATTTTCCTTTACCCCCGTTTTACATGCACAACGCTTTTTCCATAACCTTTTTATTATGTTGTGCGATTTCACGAGCCTTTTCATAACTTAACCCTTCACGCATCATTTGACTTACCGTAGCAATGTCATCTTCGCCGTATCTACCGACCATGTGCTTACCATCGCTGTCAGCAAAATGCATTACATAACCGACCTTGTACGCACCCATGCTTACCTGCACGCACACACAATTTTTCGCACGCCTTAACCTTTTGGGAATGCGATTCTTACTCTGCAAGTAAAACAGCTTGCCATCGACCAACACATAAGAGTAATCACTTGCGATACGCTGCGGGAACTTTACGACCTTTTCCATTTCATTCATTTTCCAAATCCTCCTGATTTTTATTTGCGGATATTAGGTTATTAACGCCCGGTTATCAACGCCCGGTTTTTTAACCGATTTCCGCTTACATCTATAGTTTACTACAAAACAATAAACTACTCAATACACTATATATAGTGCTATTTTTATATAAAAAGTAAAGAAAATTAAACAACTTCGCCCATTTTACCGCATAAGTTATATTCATTATGTAATGACAGAATATAACCGCTTTGGAAAAGTAAAATTGTGAATTTTTTATGTCATAAATTTTGTAGAGCTATTTTGTATGTACATTTATATACGGAATATAGTATAATTGTAATGACAAAATGGAAGGAGTGATAACGATGAGATATAGTGAAAAACCTAACGAAAGAACAATCAGACGTGCAGGTAAAGAACCCAGAAAATCAATGTCAATGTCTTTGTATGCAGCTGCGGCAAAGAAAAAACAAAGCATGGAACAGTTATTGAAATTACCCTTGTATTTTTGTGGTCAACGCATTGATGGTTATGTACTTTACTTTGATACGATTTATGCATTTTCCGCCGATATGCCAGTAATACCGCCACCACGTTCACTGTACGTTTTTCATGTAAAAGATGCAGCTGGTGAACGGGATGTAATCGCTGCACATAGGGGAGTAAGGAAATACGAATACATACGTGGTATCTGTGTGTTTGAAATACGTTTGTTACCAAATAAAGATTATTCCCCGCCAACACACGGTATACCAAAGCCGGATGACCCCTATGAAGTAAAACAATGGTCAAATAAAGATAGCGATACAGAAGCATAAAAAAAAAGACAGGTAAGAAGTTATAATTACAGCTTCCTACCTGTTTTTTTTACTTTTTGTTACATATTATATTTTGTTAGTCATCGTACTGCCATGCCAAATTGTCGATTGGACAGTAACTATCTATCTGTTGTCTGTTACCGTCAATGCCAAATTCTACATAAATCCGTGTCGTTGCGATATCCTCATGTCCCAAAATATCTTGCAGGCTGAATAGATTACCACCGTTTGCAAGAAATGCACGTGCAAAAGTGTGTCGAAATGTGTGAGGGGATAACCGCCTTTTGTCAATCTTTAAACCTTCTTTCATTTTAACAAATATTTCCTCAAGTCCAGATTGCCCTAATCTACGACCAAGACGATTAATAAATAACGCATTACTATCTTGATTTACATCCGCAAGATAGGTTTTACGCTTCATTAGATAATTACGTAATAACCGTACCATCATTTTGGATAACGGCACAAATCGCTGTTTATCACCTTTACCACGAACCAACAGTACACGTGCATCAAAATCAATATCCGTAAGTGATAACTGCAATAATTCTGTTTTGCGGATTCCAGTGCCCAGCAATAAATTCAAAATTAAGTAATTGCGATATCCGTAAAACGTACCCTTATCCCAAAAATCAAGCATCATCCTTACTTCCCCGTGGCTAAATGTGCGGGCAAATTCTTTCGGAACTTTAGGTTTCTTCACCCGTTGCATTGGATTTTCCACAATCATATTTTCGTTATACAGCCACCGAAAGAAACAGGATATCGACCGATACACATCAGCTACCGTATGAGGAGAATAACCAGCATCCTGCATACCTATCAGATACTTGCGGATATCATCGGTTTTAACATCTTCAATTTTTTCCTTTTTATCAGCAAAAAGATGATGGATGAACCGATAGAAGTGATAGCTATACGTTTTAATCGTATTGTTTGATACACCTTCCGCTTTGCAACGCCGATAAAACCCTTGTACTGCTTCTGAAATTAACATGATTTTACCCTCCCAAACCTGAAAATAGTTTTGTCTAGTGCGGTTAAATCACGCCAATAAAACAAAAATAAGGTGCTACCCCAAATTGGATAACACCTTACGAATTCAGTAACCATGCGATTTACAAGCAATTATTTGGTGCGGTAGAGAGGATTTGAACCTCCACGGGGTCAACCCCCACTAGCTCCTGAGGCTAGCGCGTCTGCCGTTCCGCCACTACCGCATGTTTCTGACATAATTCAGAACGCTTGTATAATATACACC